GTTCCGCTGACAAACGCCGTAAAGTGATAGAGGGCGATGCCGAATACGTCATAATTAATTATGATGGTGTTGCTATAGTTCAAGATGCCATATCAGCCGGTAGCTTCGACCTGATAATAGTTGATGTAGCTACTCACTATAAAAACGCTCAGACCACTCGTTGGAAGACACTAAACAAAATATTAAAGCCTGAGACATGGCTCTGGATGATGACAGGTACGCCAGCCGCACAAAGTCCCTTGGATGCTTATGGTCTAGCTAAACTCGTAAATCCTACAGCAGTGCCTCGTTTCTTTGGTTCATTTCGTGACATGGTGATGTACAAGGTATCTAATTTTAAGTGGATACCCAAGGAAAGTTCCATAGATACAGTATTTAACGCACTGCAACCTGCCATACGGTACACTAAAGAGGACTGTTTAGATCTTCCAGACATGATCTACACCAAACGAGAAGTCGAAATGACTCGTCAACAGAAGAAATACTATAGAGAATTACGAAATCGTATGGTAGTTCAAGCCGCTGGGGAAGAAATAACCGCAGTAAATGCGGCAGTTAACATGAACAAGCTACTACAAATATCTTGTGGGGCAATCTACACCGATAAAGGGGACACGCTAGAGTTTGATATAAAACACAGGTACAGGGTTTTACGTGAAGTTATAGATGAATCTAGTCAGAAGGTGCTTGTATTTGTGCCTTTCAAACACGCCATAAGTATATTATCAGAAAAACTTACCTCTGATGGTGTAAGTAATGCTGTTATACAAGGTGATGTTAAGGTTGGTAAACGCACAGAAATATTTAAAGCGTTTCAAGAACAAGATGATCCTCGTGTGCTTATAATCCAACCAGCCGCCGCCGCTCATGGTGTAACCCTTACAGCCGCAAATACCGTGGTCTGGTGGGGGCCAACGAGTTCTTTAGAAACATATGCTCAAGCTAACGCACGTGTACATCGTGCAGGGCAAAAGCATAAATGCACTGTCGTACAGCTACAAGGATCACTTGTAGAGAAACACGTTTACTGTTTATTAGACAGTAAAATAGACATTCACTCGCAAATTATAGATTTATACAACAAACTACTTGACTAAGGTACTCTTTGTCACTAAATTACATACTCTACAAGTGTTTGGAGGTATATAATGAGTGGAGAACTGGATAAACTAACCAAAGTTTACCTTAAAATAAAAGCAAAACGAAGCGAACTATCGGCAAAATTCAAAGAAAAAGACGGCGACTTACAGGCACAACAGGACGTTATAAAAAGAGCGTTATTAAATCATTGTAAAGAACATGATGTTGAAAGCGTACGAACTTCAGAAGGTCTTTTTTATCGGACTGTTAAGACACGTTACTGGACTAGTGATTGGGAATCTATGTACAAATTTGTAGAAGAACATAATGTACCTGAGTTTTTTGAAAAACGGTTAAATCAAGGTAACGTAAAACAATTTTTAGAGGAAAACCCTGAGTGTGTGCCAGCAGGGTTAAATGTTGACTCAGAATACATGATATCAGTTAGGAAAAAATAATGGCTCAAAAAGGACCATACGTTACTATCGAACAATTAGCTAAACATTTACAAGTATCAATATCTACTATACGTGGGTGGGTTAGAAACAAATACATACCCGAAAATACTTATATACGTGTAGTCAATACATATCGTTTCTGTATAGATGATGTTACTGACGCTTTATCTGCGGGTAAAAAGAAACATGATGATGTTACTACAGAAATACTTGATGAAGTAGAAGAGGATCTATGAAGCGTATAAGTATACGTGACAAAATATTTACCGAATGTTCCGATCAAGGAAATATATTAGTAGATTCTAATAAATACGAAGCTGTTATAGTAAATGCTGCATTTGTTTCAAGGTCTTATTACGAAGGTGATTATGATCCAGATAAATTAATGTTGCCTACTTGCTGGTCATCAGATACACAAGTTCCATCTTCTGACGTGCCACAAGAACAACGTCAAGCGGCTAGATGTATGGACTGCTCACATAATATACGTGGGTCAGGATATAAAAGTAGTAGAGCTTGCAGATTTGCACAGCAAATAGCAGTTTTACCTGTAGATAGATTACAGGAAGTATACCAAATAAGATTACCTGCTACATCTATATTTGGACAAGCAAGAGGGGGTCATATGCCTATGAAAGCGTACGCAGAGTTTTTATTGTATCGTGATACTCCGATTACATCTGTTCTTACTGAAATATATTTTGACGATAACAGTAGTACACCGAAGCTATTCTTCAAACCAATCCGCCCTCTACGGGATGAAGAATTTAAAGTAGTCTCAGAAATGATTAACCATGTAGATACAACACAGGCAATCACATTGGACTACACACCATTCGAGGGTAGCACAAAATCCCCATTTGAAGTTTCAGATGGGTTTAAATATTAGGAGAAGTAATATGGCTGATAAGCCTAAAGCAATACCATTTATGATTAACCAAGTAGAAGCCCTATACCCTCGTATAGATAAACCATACAGGTTCGACAACAAAGAAAATCGTTCTGTACCCTGTGATGTGGATGACGATGGGGCTAAATACGAAATAAATTTTAACATGACTAGCGATCAAGCTAAGAAGTTGTTTAGCCAGATGAAAGCGGCTTACTTAGAAAGAGCTGGTAATAATTGGCCTGAGAAGTTTGATAACCCTTTCAAAAAGAAAGAAGATGGTTTGTATGAACATAAAAGTATTTTGAAAGCGGCATACAATGGTCAGCCTACTAGAAAACCAGTGCAGTATGATGCGTCTAATAATAAACTGCCTGATGATTTCTTACTTACTACAGGTAGTACCGTAAACATTGCAGGGGTATTTGTACCATACAACACTAAAGGTATTGGTACTGGGGTATCTTTGCGTTTAAATGCTGTGCAGGTTACAAATTACGTGCCTTACCTTGCATCATCACCATTTGAATCTACTGAAGGTTTTGAGGTTGGAGAGGAAAACCCATTCCAGAGCGAAGAACCAGAAGTATCTGGAGAAGAAGTTATAGAAGAAATAGTTGAGCCGAAAAAGGTGGCTAAAAAATCTGCCTCTGTAAAGGCTAAAGACCCAGAAATTGACGCTATTGTGGATGATTGGGACGATTAAATCTTTTAACATAACCCTGACCACGCCTAGCGTGGTTGGGGATTTCTCTCAGGTAAGTGATAATGGAAACAAAACAATTCTTACAGAGAGCGTTAGGAGAAGGTGGCTTTTACTGTGTGTTTGCATCTTTGCGGTTACAAGACCGTAGAGTACAAAAGTTTTACAACTCCATAGACGCTGTTCTGACGAAAGCGCAGGAATTAGACGAAGCTGGGTTTGATGCGTATTTTGCGCTAGCTACTTTTAAAGAAGCTGGGTCACGTAAAGTAAGTAACGTAAAACAACTTAGGTCGTTCTTCTTAGATTTAGATTGTGGTCCTAGCAAGGATTACGAGAACCAGAATGAAGCTATGTTAGCTTTGCGAGGGTTCTGTAAGAAATTAGATATGCCACGACCTACGCTAATTAATTCGGGCCGGGGGATTCATGTTTATTGGTTCTTGTCAGAACCTGTTAGCATAGAAGAATGGCTTCCAGTAGCAGAGAGTCTTAAACAACTCTGCGTGAAACATAAGCTACTAGCGGACCCTGCCGTTACAGCAGATGCCGCTAGGGTTCTTCGCATACCTACTACTCATAATCATAAAACAGATACCCCAATGCCAGTAGGGTTCTTTGGTACAGATATGTCTGAACCTATGCACATAGATGTATTTAAAGAGTATATGGGTACTACTTTAATCCCAGTTCCTACTAAACATATACCATCTAATAGTAACGCTGTTATGGAAGCGTTGCTTGGTAACAAGAAAAATATATTTAAAGATATAGTCGATAAAATAAAAGCTGGTAACGGGTGTGAACAGATAAGAAACATACTTGTTAATCAGGAAGAAATAAGTGAGCCGTTGTGGAGAGCAGGGTTATCAATAGCTAAATTTTGTGAAGACGGGCAAAAAGCCGCACACGTACTGTCTAAAAAACACCCTGAGTACAACATAGAAGACACAAAGAAAAAGATGGAGCTTATAAAAGGTCCGTACTTGTGCGATACGTTTGATGAATTTAATCCTGATGTATGTACCGAATGTTCTCATAGAGGGAAAATAAAGTCTCCTATAAGTCTAGGCAGTAGGATACGAGAAGCTACTGAAGAAGATAATATCGTGGAAGCTCCCTCCATAGACCTGCCTGACGCTCCTATAAATACGTACACTATACCTGCTTACCCAGCACCATATTTCAGAGGTGCAAATGGGGGTATATATACAAGAATAACACTTCCTGATGGGGAAGTTACTGAGAAAGCTATATACCATAACGATTTGTATGTTGTTCGGCGTTTATGGGATGGTGAGCTAGGTGAGGCTGTAGTCATGCGATTACACTTACCAAAAGATGGAGTGCGAGAGTTTACAATACCGTTAACTGCCGTAAACTCTAAAGAAGAGTTTCGTAAACAAATGTCTATGTACGGCGTAGCTGTAAGTAAAATGGATGAGATTATGCACTATACAACAACGTGGGTTAACGAGTTACAGGCAAATAGTATGGCAGATGAAGCACATAAACAATTTGGTTGGACTAGTGACGAATGTAAATCGTTTATACTAGGTAATCAGGAGATATTTGGAGATAGGGTAGAATTTAATCCTCCATCTAATCAAACTATAGGTTTATTTCCCTCGTTTGAGCCTAAAGGCACATTAGAGGAATGGAAAGATACAATAAACTTTTATAACAGAGACGGCTTTGAAGCACACCAATTCGTAGTTGGTTCTTCTTTTGGCTCTGTTTTAATGAACTTATCCCCAATAAATTGTGCGGCTTTACATCTGCACAGTAAAGAATCTGGTGTTGGAAAGACTACCGCTATGTTTGCAGGGGTTTCTATATGGGGTAGACCCGAAGACCTTATACTTAGAAAAGAAGATACCTTTAACACCAAGATGCATAGAGGAGAGATATACCATAGTCTTCCTTTATACTTGGATGAGCTTACCGAAGCTAAAGCGGGAGAGTTAAGTAACCTTGCGTATCAGCTTACAGGCGGTAGGCAACGAGGACGTATGACTAGTGGGGGTAACGCGGAACGCTATAGGGGAGATGCTTGGAAGCTACTAGCAGTTACTACAGGCAATGCTAGCCTCATTGAGCGTATAAGTATAACTAAAGCCATGCCGAAAGCAGAGGCACAGCGCATACTAGAAGTCAAAGTAGATAGGTTGTTTGATGAAGTAAAAGACAAAAAGATACAGGATGACTTTAGTGTAGCGTTAGGTAATCACTACGGTACGGCCGGTAAAGAATACATACAATACGTCATAACTAATTTAGACGCAGTTAAGAAACTAATCGAAGATTTGAGAATTAAGATAGATACTGAGGCAGGGCTTACTTCTGAGAATAGATTCTGGTCTGCATTTACTACTAATACCATAGCAGGGCTTATGTTAGCTAAACGTGCAGGGCTTATAGATTATGATGTAGGCAAGGTATTTAAGTGGGCTGTTTCCATGCTGAAACAGAATAAACACTACGTGTCCGACATGAACGCATCTGTAGAAGAGGTCTTAAATGATTACATCCACGAACATTGGAGTAACGTACTATGGATTAAAAGCACAGATGACCTCCGTAAACAGCACGACAATGGATTGGATTCCCTTGTTGTACCGGAAGCATTGCCCAGAGGTAAGCTAGTAGCAAGGTATGAAACCGATATAAAGAAAGCCT